TACCGTATCCGAACAGGTGTCAATGGCATTGGACAGTTTTTCAAAGTCCGCCGGTGAACCGTTGATGATCGCCAGCATACCGGACATGGCCTCTTTGCCAAACAGCGAGGCAGCCGCCTGTGCCTGTTCTGCTTCAGACAATCCGCCCAATTTCTGACGGAGTTGTTCCATAAGTTCTCGTAAAGAGTACATCTTGCCGGAACTATCCGTCAGAGAAATGCCGTACTGTTCCATGGCAGATGCTACCGTGTCTGTCGGCTTTGCCAGATTGGTAATGGCGGAACGCAGTGCTGTACCAGCCTGTGAGGATTTGATACCGGCGTTTGCCATCAGTCCGATGGCGATGGCAGAGTCTTCGGCGGAGTATCCCAAAGAACCCAGCACCGGAGCGGCATACTTGAAAGTTTCGCCCATCATGCTGACATTGGTATTGGCGTTGCTTGATGCAGCCGCTAAAATATCCGCAAAATGTCCACTATCTTCCGCTTTTAAGCCAAAAGCAGTGAGAGCATCTGTAACAATGTCGGACGTTGTTGCTAAATCCTCACCTGATGCAGCAGCAAGATTCATAATGCCCTCAATACCGTTAAGCATATCGCTGGTCTTCCAGCCTGCCATAGCCATATAGTTCATAGCATCCGCAGCCTCACTTGCAGAGAATTTTGTTTTGCTGCCCATTTCACGGGCTTTTTCTCGGAGAGCATCCATCTCTGAACCAGTCGCACCGGACACCGCCGCTACCTTGGACATAGCAGCATCAAAGTCTGCACCAGTTTTCACAGCAATGGTGCCCAGAGCCGTGACACCGGCAGTGACTGGCAGCAGCTTTTGTCCCACACCGGAAATTTTGTCCCCGGCGGACTGCAGCGTTTCACCCAGAACGCCCATCTTTTCCAAAGCGGTGTGAGAATTGTTTGCTTCTGTGGTCAGGCGTTTCAGTTCGTTTTCGGTTTCGATGATTTCACGCTGCAAAGCATCATACTGCTGCTGGGAAATTTCGCCGTTTGCAAGAGCAGTGTTTGCCTGTTCTGCGGCAGTTTTTAGTACTTCTAGCTTTTCTTTGGTGGCAGACACCGCATCGGCGAGGAGCTTATGCTTCTGCGAGAGCAGTTCCGTGTTGGAAGGATCGAGTTTCAACAGTTTCTGGACATCTTTCAACTGTGTCTGCGTGCCCTTGATGTCCTTGTTGACACCTTCCAGTGCCTTGGACAGCTTGGTGGTATCACCGCCGATTTCTACGGTAATGCCTTTGATGCGGTTTGCCATAAATTTCACCTCCGAAATCGAACGAAATGCTTGACAAAATCGTTCGATTGTGATATAATAAAACTAGTAAAAAGAAAAGGGGGCTTGTTTATGTCAATTACTGCAACTGAATTCAAAACAAACCTTGGTAAGTACTTGATGCTCGCTGCAACAGAAGATATTTTCATTTCCAAAAATGGAAAGATCATTGCAAAACTAACCAATCCCAATCAAGATCGTGTTGATATTGCCAAATCGTTATTCGGTTCTGTTCCGTCCGGCTGCACGTTAGAGGAAGCACAAAAAGAGAGGTTGGATCAGATATGAGAGCGTTGTTAGATACTTGTGTGATCATTGATGCACTTCAAAAAAGAGAACCTTTTTGCGAAAATGCACAGACTATTTTTCTGCTTTCTGCCAATCGTCTTTTTGATGGTTGGATCAGTGCAAAATCTGTCACAGATATCTACTATTTGACGCATCGTCAAACACACAGTGATGCAGAAACTCGAAATATTTTAAGCCGTCTCTTTGTACTGTTTGATATTTTAGACACAGCTGGACTGGACTGCAGACAGGCAATTTCATCGAATGTATCTGATTACGAGGATGCTGTTATGATTGAAACAGCACGTCGCACAGGGATGGATTGCATCGTCACAAAAAATGAAAAAGATTATGCACATGCTGACATTCCAGTATACACGCCAGAGGCATTTATCGCATTGCTTTCATCAGAAGAAGAAACAGATTTCTAAAATCGGTCAAAATCCCTCTGATCTGCCAGCACATCATAATGACACTCGTCATTCTCCCGTTCGGTGAACATATCATTCACCAGACCAATGGTCAAAAAATCCAAATCGCCCATTGACAAACCAAGCTGAACGCACCGCAACAAAAACAGCGGTGTGGTCATCGGTCGGTCAATCGGGCGATGTTTTTTTTAGACTTGACCTGTGTTTCTACATTCAAGCCCCAGAGGTCGATCAGCTGCGGCAAGATCTCATAGATGCTGAACGTGTTAAACTGTTCCAGCCACTCATCCGGTGATGCCGGAATGGCTGCATCGGCGTGTTTTGCCATGATATAGGCGATGTTCTCAAATACCTCAAGGCTTTCAATGTCCAGTGCGGAGGATTCCTCTGTATTTTCTCCCACAGACTTTTGCAGTGCTGCAAAGTCCTGATAAATATCTCTGCGAAACTTCAAACGATACAATCTGGGAACTGCCGCACTTGCCTTGAACGGCACATCAATCCCATCAATGGTGATGTTCTTCTGAATTGCCATACTGCACCCTCCTTACGCTTTTACAGTGGTCTTGGAAGCCATTCCGACTGCCGGTGTGTATACGTTCTTGTACCAGCCATCATAGGTAGAAGCATCTGTGGATTCACAGGTCTTTGCCTTTACCAGACCGTTGGGCAGTGCCGAAGCCTTGATGGAGATAGTTTCAGTCTTTACTTCCTTGCTGTCCTCGGTAGTCTGTCCCTCTGTTGCCGGACGTGATGCGGAACAGCAATAGAGAACGTGGCGAATCTTCCGTTTATCTCCGGTGAATTCAAACAGCAACGCAAACTGTGATACCTCATCATCATTTCTTTCCACCAAAACACCATTGCTGTCCAGGATTTCTCCCAGAATATCTGTAGAGAAATCTGTAGGAATCAGGGCGATTTCCAAATCACCTTCATAGCCAGAATTGTTGGAAATTACGTAGTATACGATGTCATCGGCATAAAAATTTTCGTTTTCGCCGTTTGCATCAATGGAAATGGAAACCGCACCCGGCAGACGCACCGGATCCACATAGACTGGTGTCAAATTGGCTCCGCTGGCATCGGTTACCCAGTCCTTGATTTTAGCGTAATGTACATTGGTCAAACCGAATTTGACCTTATTCTTTTTGTTTGCCATAGGACTTAAACCTCCGTTTCATAAAGCACTTCATAGAGCCTTTCTGACTCTATCCAGACTTCTGATTTTGTGTAGTAAATCTCATGACGTTTCAGAACCTCTTCAATCTGCTTTTCCAGTTCAGGATTCTTAACGTCTGTGTAAAGTTCAATATCCAGTTTCTTAAAACTGAAATACATGGAATTATCAGCTGAGAATGTATTCTCTCCAGGTGAAAGAAAAATGAGAAAAGGCAATGCAGGACTCTCGCCCTCGGCAAAATGATGGTAGGCGAAAGGCAGTCCCATTTCCTCCATCATTTCTGCGATTTGTTCGTAGGTCATGACAAAGCCCCCTCAATTAAATGCTCCAGCAACTGCACACCGTTTTCTTCCGCAGGAGCAATATGCGGTTTGCCGGATACCCGACCACCGCCACGCTTGGCATGCCCCTTTTCCAAAAGATGTGCCAGTTGGTAACGATTCTTACTGTGGACGGTCATCTCCAAAGAGTGACTGTTTTCGCCAGTCTTCTTCGTTGCCCAGCTTTTTGCATATTTTCCGGTATCCTTCGGGGCATTGGCGGAGATTTCGTTTTTCACTTGCGTGGCGGATTTCCGGACAGCCTTTTTCATGGCAGTATCCGCAAGGTCTGCATATTCCTGCAAGCCCTGCATGATTTCCGCTGCAAGATTGTCAATACTGGTCATTTTGTCCTGCCTTTCTGGCTTCTGCAGTAATTTTCAGATAATCCTTGTGCAGATAATCCGGTGTAACACTGGTGATGTTGTATGTAACATCCCGAAACAAGATTCGGTTGCCTGTTACAGACGGCATCCAGTGCTGGTTTTGCCGAATGAGGAATTCCAGTGTTTGTGTTTCTTTGGTCACACCAGCGTCCGTATGCTCCGCAGAAGCTTTCAAAGTCACTTTTGCCCAGCAGGAAAAGGCTTCGTCCCACACAGCGGTGTGATTTCCGATTTCATCGGTAACGACACGATTCACCAGAAAGGTGATTCGCTGATTCAAAGTTCCGATTTCCATTACATCACACCCTCTCGCTGTGCAAACAAAATAGAACGCAGATTTAAGGTCAGTTTCTGATAATCCGGAGAACTTCTGTTTTCATAAAGATACCCAAGTGCGAAAAGCATCGCAGTCCGCACGGTATCTTCATTTTCAGCAAGTGTGGATTCGTCCATTCTGCCAACGTCCATTACCAGATTTTTTGCTGTAGAAAGCAGATTTTGAATCAGACTATCGTCCTCCTCATAATCCACTCTCAGATAGTTTTTCGCCTCTTTCAGCGTAATCATAGCATCACGCTTTCTTGATGGTAAGTGTCTTGATTGCTTCCGGAAGAATCAACTTGCCGTCCAGTCGCTGACTTGCAAGGAAACCAACCTGACCTGTCATAGCAAAGAGTTCATTCAGTCTCTTGAAAGAGCGTCCCTGTCTGTCAGCCACCCAGTAATAACTAAAGTCGCCGAATGCCATGCACTTGTTGCCTGCCTTGATTTCCGGTACATAGCTGGAAGTCTTGTAAGGACGATTGAGGATTGTATCCGGCACACCTGCCTGCACGGACGGATTCCAGATGTAATTGCCTGTGTTATCCTTCAGCTTGCGAAGTGCCTTCACTGTGGAATCGTTGAGCACCCATACAGCTTTCTTGCGGTACGGACTTCTGAGGGAGTAGAAAAGTTCCATCACATCATCAAATGTAATGCTTGCACCTGTGGTGGAAGTGCCGTCTTCCGCACCGCCTGTAGCATTGAAAATGCCGGTCGGTTTTCCCTTGCCGTCACCAACGAAAAACGCCTCTTCTTCCTTTGCACCGATTCTTCTTGCAAACTCTTTTGCAATATAGGACGGCAGGTCAAATACGCTGTCATTGAGTAGTTCTTCAGAAATTTTAATTGCTGTTCCCAGCTTATATGCGGAAAGCGATGCCTGTCCGAACGTATCATCAGAAAGAGAATACTGCTGTTCTTCGTCCATCCAGACAGCTTCACCCTTGGAAGTCACAATGGGAATCTTGCGGTCGCCGTTGGAAGTTTTGATGACCGTTGCCATCTGGCGGAAAATGCTCTCTTCCTCCAATGCTTCCACCAGTTTTCGTTCAAACTCATCCGGAACAAGATAGCCACCCTCTGCGTCTGTGCCAATGTGCAAATCGTCATGGACATCGATCCAGTTACGATTTCTGATGCTGTTCCAGAATGCTGTCTTGTAAGTATCGCTTGCCGTACCTGCCTTTTCCGTTACATCCGGTGTGGCAGGCTTGCCGAGAACAGGAGTGGAAGTTGCCTTGTTCATTTCAGCTTCAATTTCAGCCTGTCTTTCCAGACGCTGAATTTCCTTGCCAAGATCGACAATGGTCTGTTCCATTGCATCATAGGTCTTGGAATCTTCCTCACTGAGAACGCCGTTTGCATTTCTCTTGCTGTCGAGAAAATCACGGGCAGTGTCCCAGGCCTTCT